GCTCGCGCTTATTCTCAAGGAAAGCTAACTCTCCCTCCGAGACCACGTTAATCAAACAAGCGCGCACCCACGTGGTCGATCCGTTTGGCAGGTGACGCACGTGGCCATCCTTGGCATCAGTTTCAGAGCAATATTGACTTTGTTTTTACCGTGCATCTTATCTCCTTTCGCGAATCACCTGAGCTTTACCTAGCACGAATATTATACAAAAACCACCCCACCTTGACAATGTGATCTTTTCCTACGAAAATGGCACAAATACAACACTGTGTTATTAAGGCAATACCCCTGTGCTGCACGATTTACCGCCTCGCCCACGTTGGAACCACCAGTGTGTGAAAGAAGCAACAGCCAAGCTGTTCGTGGATGATGTCCGCGAGTGGGCAGAAGATGTGGGAGCCCTCGACGAAAGTACCTGTGACAAAGAGTTTTTGGCTGTTCTGTCCCTATCCCTAATCGAAGCTCCAGACGCTTACTACGCAGGCCGATACCTTGAAGACTTTGTTGGCTGGCCTGTGAATGGCGACCTGATCCGCATACTGGATCGCGCTTATAACAGCATGAAATTCGTGACCCGCGATTTCGCGCATGATTGGGTCACAAATAATAACGTACGCTTTCCCGCAAAGCGTGGGGACCTGATCCGAGGAAAGATCGGTGACCTAGAAATCACAGGACGCATTGTCGAGGTGATACGAAGAGAAGCTAAGGGTCTCTTCATCCCAAACGGTAGAACCAATCCTATGCCTGTGTACGCAGAGGAAGTCATTCAGGTGCTACCAGAACGAAAGAAGCGCAAAAAGCCGGAGACACCGGACGTCAGCGCATAACCAAGGAGAAAGACATGGGTTTTGGAGATATTCTGAAAGCGCGTGCAGATAAAAAAGCCGAAGAAGATTTTGACCTTGCCGAGGTCAATATCGACGACGTGGAAGTAAACGACGAAGGTGTTCTGGTTCTTTCCAATCCTGTGACGCCAGAGCGTTTGGCAGGCATCAAGCCACAGAATCCGGTCATCACAGAACGTGAGCGTGACCGCTTGAACATGCACGCCAAAAAGTAATATGCGACAGCATCCCGACGATAAATCAATCTGGGTAACCTCTAAAGGGGACGTGTACCGAAAGGTTAACGACTCCCACCAAAAAGCAGCACGAGGCCCTACTGGACGATTGAAGCGTGGAGAACGTAAGCGAATTGCGCAGGAAGTGGGAGTTAGCCCTTATCTTATTTCTGATATTCAGAAAGGGAATTGGTCATGCCTGTAGTTGTAGGTTGTGATCCTGGTAACTCAGGCGCGTTCGCTTTTCTTGACACGGCTGCTTGCACCGTCAAGATCATGGACATGCCGACATTCGAGTTCGAGACCACGAAAAAACGCGTGACTATCGACCCGTACGCAATTGTTGCATTTATGCAACAGTACAATATTGCACATGTCTACATGGAAGAAGTCTTCTCGTCACCACAGATGGGCGTTGTTTCATCTTTTAACTTTGGTGAAGGTAAGGGGATGATCAAAGGAATCGTTGCGGCCTTGGGTGTCCCGATCACCCAGATCAAACCCGCGCGATGGAAAAAAGAAATGAAAGTTCCGGCGGATAAAAGAGCGGCGGTACAACGTGCGTCACAACTGTTTCCCGACGCGGCACCCGCATTCAAAGGCCCTCGTGGTGGTATCTACGATGGTCGTGCGGAGGCTGCACTTCTCGCCCTGTTTGGAGCCCTTGAACTAGGGGTGGCACCAACCACACCCGTTAAACTTATTGGAGATTGATATGCTAGGAAAGAAAAAAGGCGGAAAGTACGGCGGCGGGAAAAAGAAGTAATGGCAAAATCCATTACAGCCAGCAGCCTCTTCACAGCGCAAGCCATGATGACACGCGATCAACCGTTTCGTAACGTTACTGACAGTGAGAACGCCGCACGAATAGCAATGCAACAGCGCGTGCAAGGCGGGGCCAAGTCGCCCCACCCAAAACCAGACGGTAATGGCTTGCCGGTGAAGCGCGTCAAAAAGTAATTCCCGATGCCCCGACGCAAAAAGAAAGAACTACACCCCCCGCTTGATAACCTACGCCACGAACAGTTTGCGCGGTGCCTAGGCGCAGGCAACGATCCGCTCGTGTGCTATTATGCCGTGGGGTATCCAATGGAAGAGCAGGCCGCGTTATCTTTGGCGCGAACGAAATCAATAAAACTCCGCGCTGAGGAATGGTTCAGACGAATCAAACCACGCGGGTGGCAGTTAAACGGGTACAAACATCCAGTATGAATGACGCAAAGGTCCTCCTTATAGTCCCGTTTTGGAAGAAGGCACACATGATGCCAAACCCCGATTATCCGGCCTTATCGCACAACCTTTTGAAGACTTACCGAAGGCCCTAAAACTTCATGGGGTCATGGTCGATCAAGACCTAAAACATGAGTGGGCCGAAGACTTGGACACATGGTTCCACACTGTCATTGTAAATAGAATGCGCACACAAGGTGGCCCGATCATGTGGTGCAGCGAAACAGAAAAAAGTGATCTACCTGATGCCAATTCTTGACAATGTAAAGCACGAAGCTTTCGCGCTGAATCTTGCCAAAGGCATGAAGCAGATCGACGCCTATACGCATGCTGGATACGCACCCAACCCGTCTGCATCATCACGTTTAGCGCAGTCACCAATGATCATGGATCGCGTTGATGAATTGAAAGGCGAGATACGCCAGAAGATCAATTTGGCGATGACCCAGAGCAGTGAAGAAAATTTCCAGTCTCTGAAAGATATGGGGCTAACCATGGAGTGGGTCGCCATACAATACAAGAACATTTACGAGGAAGCGTTGGACCAACACTCTTTCGCCGCCGCGAACACCGCAGTACAAAATATTCAGAAGCTGATTGAGATTGAAAAATCTGGTGGAAAGGGTGAAGAAGAACCTGATGCTCCGACGATAAAAATCAATGAAGTCACGGACATGCTGATGGCAGTTAAAGCTTTAGTTGAATTGGGGCAAAAAGAAGGCAACGAAGAAGAGCACGTTATGCGCGATGTTTCGCCAGAGCAGGTTCTTGCCTTGCAGGAGGACTCTTCCAGTGATGATCACCGCCGATGAGCGCGCAAAATATCGCGATGCCATTAAGTATACGCAGATGCTGGCCACGCAACTTGAGAAGTCCGTCACAGAGGGGACCCAAGTAAATTCGAGTCTGCTACTACCCCTAGCCAAAATGACTGAGACCGATAATCCGGAATATCAGTTGAGGGCCTTGCGCGCACTTGAAACAAATCTCGACAACCAGTACGACGAAAAGCTCCGCTACGCGGCCCAATTCAAATTCTCACCATTCTGTGAATATATGGTCAGAGCCGAACCACCGGCGCTGCACCATGAGTTTTTGATCGACCACATGGAAGCTGTCCACAACAAAGAGATTATGCGCCTAGCCATTTCTCTACCACCCGGCGCTGCCAAGTCCACATATGCCTCAATTCGTTTTGCGGCGTGGCACCTCGGACGCAAGCCAAACGACCGCTGGCTCCAAGGCGCACACACACAGACATTCGCCAAGGATAGACTAGGTAAACCTGTTCGAGGCCTTATCTCTGATCCGCGTTTTAGAGCCGTATTTCCTGACATGGGATTGTCGGCATCATCGTCCGCTGCCGACTATTTTGAATTCGTTGGCGGCACCGGATATTACAAAGCTGTGGGCGTTGGCGTGGCTATCGCAGGCTTTCGTGCCGACATCGGAGCAATTGACGATCCACTCGCATCCCGTGAAGACGCCGAAAGCCCGACCATGCGTCGCAAGCTCCACGAGTGGTTCATGGACGACTTTGGTACGCGACCGATGCCGGGCTCACCATTGTTTGTCGTGGCGACACGCTGGCATGAAGACGATCTGATCGGGCACGAGCTTGATCGAATGGAAGCCGGTAAGTCTGAACATGACTGGACGGTTATTAACATCCCCGCATTGGCTGGCGATGACGATCCTCTTGGACGCG